GAGGTGGAGGTGGAGCAAAAAATACATTTCCAACTACAGGATCAGGAGGTATTGGAGGGGGAGGAAATGGGTCGTCTGGTGTAGTTGGTACTAGTGGTGTTGCAAATACTGGTGGAGGAGGTGGAGGAGGCTACCCAACAGGAATTCCAGGCTTAGGAGGTAATGGAGGTTCAGGTATAGTAGCAATTCAATACTACGGTAACCCAATTGCAACTGGAGGAGAAATCACCCAATCGGCAGGGTATACGTATCATGTATTCAGACAAACCGGTTCTTCAACCTTTACCGTATTTTAAAATATTTATACATAAATGGCAAATTCAGTAAATTATCTATCCCAAATTCAAACTGGACAAACAATCCAAGCAGTTCATGTAAACCAATTTGTGGAAGCCCTATCTGGTTCTAAAGCATATGATTTAGTAACTTCTGGTTCTTATACAATTATTGGTCCTTTATATGCGACTACCTCTTGGGCAACTAATGCATTGAATTCTAATTTGGCATCATCCGCTAGTTTAGAATATATTGCCTCTAACCCCTCAACCAACAACGAATATAATTTAGTATTTAAAAATTCTACTACTGCTTTAAATAATTACCACCAATTAGGAGCAGACGGAACAAACGGACCATTTTATAACCCATCTACAAATACCTTAACTGTACCTGTAATTTCCGGTAGTTCGGCACGAATTACATCAATTACTGGTTCATTATCTGGTAATGTTGTTGGAAATGTTATTGGTTCATCTTCATTTGCTACTTCCGCATCTAATGCTTTAACTTCATCTTATGCAAATAACGGAGTTACAAATTTAGCCGTTGGTACATTTTATGATACCACTACCCAAACAGTAGTTGCAGGAGCATCAGCTTCCATTACATTAAACAGCCCGGTAATTAGCGATGGAGTCACTCTAGTATCAAATTCAAGAATTACAGTAACAAAAACTGGTACTTACAATCTCCAGTTTTCAGCCCAGGTAGTAACTACAGTTGGAGGAAGTCCCGAAGCTTATATTTGGCTTGCTAAAAACGGAAATGCACTTCCCCAAAGCAATACTGCTATCTCTATTAAAAACCAGAATGATAAATATGTGGCCGCATGGAATTTTGTAGAAAATTTAATAGCCGGAGATTATTTAGAATTAGTATGGTATGTTAATGGTGGAGCTAGTGCTCAATTATTGGCAATTCCAGCCGGCCCTACAAACGGAAATGTTGCTGTACCATCTATTATTGTTAGCATAACCCAAATAAAATAATTTAAGGTTTTTGAACGCCTTTGTAATATTTATTATTAAACAATAATATACAATGGCCGAACAAATTTTATCCCCAGGTGTTTTCCTTAATGAAAACGATCAGTCACAAGTGACTCAACAACCTGCTGTGGTTGGGGCAGCTATCATAGGTCCTACCGCAAAAGGTCCTGTTGAAATCCCAACTTTAGTTACCACATATTCCCAATTTAAACAAATTTTTGGTGGTGCTGTTACTAGCGGAAGTAACACTTATGGTTACTTTACTAATACTGCTGTTTACAACTATTTTAACAATGGTGGAACAAGCATGTTGGTTGCTAGAGTAGTAAGTGGTTCTTACACAAGTGCAACAGCAAACGTATCTGCATCCGCTGGAGCAGCATCTCAACCTGCATTTGTTTTAGAAACACTTTCTAAAGGTGTTATTATGAACAGTGAAGGACCAACTGGTTCCAACGGTACTCTATTGAGTGGTTCCGCAGACAACATCAGATGGCAAATCTCTCAAGCCTCTACTGGTTCAGGAACATTTACCCTAGTAATTCGTCAAGGTAATGATACAACTACTACCCCTTCTGTATTAGAAACTTGGACAAACTTGTCATTGGATCCAAAATCACCTAACTTTATTGCCTCTGTAATTGGTGATTACACATACAACTATAATGCAACAAATAATCAAATTGAGGTATCTGGTTCTTTCCCTAACAGATCAGCTTACGTAAGAGTTAAATCTGTTGGTTTGTTAACCCCTGATTATTTTGATAATAATGGTGTAGCAAAACCACAATATACCGCATCAATTCCAACCGTAGCTAGCGGAACATTTGGTGGTGCAATCGGGGATATAAAAGGTGGAGCTAATTTTTATGAAACTATAAATTCAAGTAATACACAAGGATTAGTTGCTGGTAACTATACCAACATGATTAACTTGTTTGCTAACTCTGATGACTACAAATACAATATTTTAGTTACCCCTGGTTTATACCAAGAAGATTATGCAACCCCTATTGCAAGTATTATCTCTAATACCCAAAACAGAGGTGATGCTATCTTTATTGCAGATATGGTTAAATACGGTTCTAACGTTTCTACAGCAGTAAGTGAGGCTGGTGAAATTGATAACTCGTATGCCGCTACTTATTGGCCTTGGTTACAAACAGTTGATATCGAGACTGGTAAAAACGTTTGGGTACCTGCCTCAACCATGATTCCTGGTGTTTATGCTTATAACGATAGAGTAGGTGCAGAATGGTTTGCCCCAGCTGGATTCAACAGAGGTGGTTTGTCAACCGTAATTAGAGTTGAACAAAAATTATCACAAGCAAATCGCGATACTTTATACTTAGGTAAAGTTAACCCAATTGCAACTTTCCCTGGTCAAGGTATTGTAGTATTTGGACAGAAAACTCTACAAACCAAATCAACAGCATTGGATCGTGTAAACGTTCGTCGTTTGTTAATTGCTCTTAAAAACTACATTGGTGGTGTTGCAAATAACTTAGTATTTGAACAAAATACAGCAGCAACTCGTAGTAGCTTCTTGTCACAAGTTAACCCATACTTGGAATCAGTTCAACAAAGACAAGGTCTATATGCATATAGAGTGGTAATGGATGGAACAAACAACACAGCAGATGTAATTGATAGAAACCAATTAGTTGGAACTATTTACATTCAGCCTACTAAAACTGCCGAGTTTGTTGTATTGAACTTCAATATTTTACCTACTGGAGCCTCTTTTGAATAATAATATTTATAATAAACGATAAAACATGGCTATATTAAGTTCAAACGAAATCTTCTTCACCGCCTTTGAACCAAAGGTAAAAAACCGTTTTATCATGTATGTTGATGGTTTCCCATCCTATATGATCAAATCTATCTCTGGTTTAGGGTTTGAACAAGGAGAAATAAAATTAAATCATATTAACATTTACCGTAAAATCAAAGGTAAAATGTCTTGGAACGATGTTACAGTAACATTATACGATCCGATCACCCCTTCAGGTGCCCAAGCTGTAATGGAATGGACTCGTTTACACCACGAATCAGTAACAGGTAGAGATGGTTACTCTGATTTCTACAAAAAAGATGTAGTAATCGATATCATCGGTCCTGTTGGTGATATTGTTTCTGAATGGGTATTAAAAGGTGCATTTATCAAATCTGCTGATTTTGGTGAATACAACTGGGATACTGAGGCAGAGGCTCAAAGTCTTACCATGACCTTAGGTATGGATTATTGTGTATTAAACTTCTAAAAAGTATTACATATCCTTTACAGAAAGGCTTGTCTTTTGGCAAGCCTTTTCTATTTTTATATATTTATATACGATAATAAAGTTATAATAAATTATGAGCGAATTCAAATTCCCAACTGAGGTTGTAGAATTACCATCAAAAGGTTTACTCTATCCCAAATCAAATCCCTTATCAAGCGGAACAATTGAAATGAAATATATGACAGCTAGAGAAGAAGATATTCTTACTAACCAATCATATATTCAAAAAGGTATTGTTTTAGATAAGTTACTTGAGTCTTTAATTGTTTCCAACATTGATTATAATGATTTAGTTTCGGGAGACCAAAATGCCGTTATGGTAGCGGCTCGTATATTGGGTTATGGTAAAGACTATACTTTCACTTACAGAGGCCAAGAGGTAACAGTTGATTTGACAACATTAAAAGATAAAGAATTTGATAAATCACTAACCACCCCAGGTACAAATGAATTCAAATTTATTCTACCTAAATCACAAACCAATATTACATTCAAAATATTGACTGTAGGGGATGAAAGAAAAATTACAGCCGAGTTAGAAGGATTAAAAAAGATTTCTAAAGACAATTCACCCGAATTATCAACTCGTTTAAAATACATTATTACCTCTGTTGAAGGTAATCGCGAGCCAAAAACAATTAGAGAATTTGTTGATAATTACTTACTTGCTCAAGACTCTAGAGCACTCCGTGAATACATGCGTCAGGTTCAACCAGGAATAGATTTAAAGTTTGATTTTGATGGTATAAACGGCATCGAGGAGGGTGTTGCTTTACCAATCACTCTTAACTTTTTTTGGCCTGACTCTGGAATATAGAAAAGCAATGTTTGACCAAATCCATGAAATAGTTTTTCATGGAAAAGGAGGTTATAGTTGGGGCGATATTTACAACATGCCCATTTGGTTAAGACAATATACATTCCACCAGATTAAAAAATGGTATGATGAACAAAACAAACCAAAAGACGATATCAATACATTTACCAACAAGGTAAAATCAGGCCAAGTTCAAGTTCCTGATTATGCAAAAGGTGCAAAACTAAAATACAACGGGGGTACTACTCAAAGGTAGTACCCTTAAATATTTATAACAAATGGCCACCCCTAACGATCCAAATATTAGGCGAACAGCAGAAGAATTAGCATTTTTAAAAGATGCTATTAATTCTATTGGGGAAACTGTCAAAGATACCCTTAATGCTCGATTAGAAGAATCCGACAGTATTTTACAAAGGATTCAAAATAATATTAAAAAAGAAACTACTAAAGCCATTGTTGATTTAGGTAAAGGGTTTGATGGTGCTTTAAAATCACAAATTGCATTAACCCAAGGTACTTTAAAACAAAAAGATATTCAAAAACATAGAAATGATCTTTTAGCAAAAGAGATATCTTTACAAATAGCCCTAGATCAAGCCAGAGCAAATGGATTATTAGAGGATGCTGAGGCACTTGACATCCAAAATGAAATAAGACAACAAATAGCTACTCAAAATCAGCTATTAAATGAGCAAGAAGACGAACTAACCAGAATAAATAATAAAATGGGGT